CGGCCTTCTTGATCTGGAAAGCACCACCAGACGACCCATCGGAGACCGACTGGCCGTAGCCAGCGGAGTTGTAGGCACTCAGCGCCCCCGTCACCGCGAGGCCGGTGGAGGAAATGTCCAGCACCTTGCTGCCGCTTACCGCGTAGCCGTGATTATTCGCCCCAATGCGATAAAGGCCGGTCCCGGTTTCCCCCTCCAAATACAGGCCGGGGGCTGAGACTGTGCCAGCGTCTAGGTTAGTCGCCCCACTCACCGCCAGCGTCGTAAAGCTGCCAGCGCCGGCGGTGAGTGAGTCCGCGCCGATGTCGATTGAGCCGAAGCCGCTGGTGATCGAGCCGGAGTTGAGCGCGCCCACGGTCGTGAGCGACGAGGTGACGACGGTGCTGTTGAGCGTGGTGCCGCTGAGGGTGCCGGCGGGGGCGACGACGGCGGCGGTGCTGGCGGCGGTGAGGCGGCCCTTGGCGTCGAAGGTGAGGACCGGGATCGCGGTGGAGGAGCCGACGGAGGCGGCGGTGATGGTGTCGGGGAGCTGCAGGACGCCACTGGCGAGCGAGAGCGATGCACCGACGCTGATCTCCTCGGCCGCGCCGGTGCTGGCGGTCGTGCGGCCAAGCAGGCGGGCGGTGGCCATGGTGAGGCCGTTGGCCGAGGCGTAGGCGCTCGGGGCGACGTAGTCGGTGGCGGCCACTGCGGCACTAAGCGCGGCCCCGTCTCCCTTCAGAACTCCCGTGACGCTTGTTGACAGTGTGAGCGCCGGAGTTGTGCCTCCAGACGAAGACCCAGAGAACCCGTTAGCTGTCGTCACGGAAACCGATGTGACGTAGCTTCCTGCTGGCTGCTTGTTGTTGAACGTCGTCCAGTCCGTCGATGATAGATAGCCATCGCTTGAGGCTCCGGACTGCGTGATGCTGAGGTTTGGAGCAGTCCCGCCGCTTGAGGATAAGGGCGCCGAGGCCGTCACGTCCGTCACGGTTCCACTGCCCGTGCCAGCCCCTATGGCAGTTCTGAACGACGCGGCATCGAGCGCGCTTACGGTGTTGTCCGCATTAAGTCGTATGAATGTGATGGCGGACGGGTTGGTAAGCGTCAGCAGGTTGCCGCCTACGGTGGTGGCCCCGAGATTTGTCCTGGCCGTAGCCGCGCTCACAAGATCGGAAAGGTTGTTCGCCGCCACGAGCTGAAGGGCATTCGCCACATTTCCAAGCCCAACGTCAGCCTTTGTCGGGGTGGAGTAGGCAAACACACCCGCCCCGTCGTTGTGCAGCCATCCGGCACTGTTGGCGAGTGCGCTGATGGCGCTCAGCTTGGTATTGAGCGGCTGATAGACTCCCGACAAATCAGGGATGTCGCCGGCTACCAAGGCTCGAAATGTCGGCGTGGCATCCGCACCCGAGGCGGGTCCGGCAAACACCCGGTTGGCCGCCTGTGTGGCGAGCGTCACCGCCAGCGTTCCCGAAGTCGTGATGGGTGAACCTGCCACCGACAAAAATGATGGCACCGAAAGCCCCACACTTGTTACCGTCCCACCCCCGCCGCTTCCCGATGCGCTCAGGACGTTACCAGTAAGCGTGAGATTGGACCCAAGCACCACATCGAACGGGTGTCCGTCGGCATCAAACCCAAGCAGACTGCCCGCAGTCGGCGTCACAATCCTGTCCGTCCACGCTGGGGGCGAGACCGCAGTGGCTTGGGAAATCTTGATGTCGCCGAGCAGGACAGGCATGACTCAGGTGGAGGACTTGAACCAGACCTTTGCGTTGGCCTCGGCGTCGAAGTCATTGGGCCGCACGATTCCGTTGGTCGGATCATTTGCGGCGGTGCTTTGCAGGAGCTGCCATGTCTGGCTCGTGCCGTCCGCGGCCATGATCCACACCCGTATGGTGGGCGCGATCAGATTGGTGGTGGTCACGGCTGCCAGTTCTGCGAGAGACGTGATGCCGGGGTCAATCGACGCCGACGGCCCCACGCCAGGGGCACCGGGCGGATTGTAGGTGATGGGTCCGGGGCGCGTGCGCATGGCTCAGTCGTGGACGTAGTAGGCGATCACCGAGCCGGAGGTCAGCTTGATGATGGAGAAGATGCCATAGACCCATGTGCCGACAGGCAGCGTGACACCCGCAAGGCCCGATACGTTTGATTGCGTGGCGGCATTCAACACCGTGGCCGTGACGCAGTAGATGGCACAGTATCCGCCTTTCTCGCTCGGTGGGGTCGTCGGGTGCTGGGCGGTGTCGCCGATATATTCGCCGCCCAGATCCGGGATTGGCGTGTTGAGCGCCATGACCGGCGCGGATTGGTTGAGGCGTGAGCCGATGCGTAGTGGTGAGCCCATGATGGACGGTGGTTGAGGATTAGTAGCCGATGGGAGTGAAGATGCGGTTGTTCGGGACGCCCGGCATGGCATACTGGTTCTTGGCCATCTGGAGCGCCGCCTGCGCCCGCTCGATCACGCGATTATCGTCAGGGCCGGGATTCCATGCCGGCGATGCCATGAACGCCTGAAGTGCGAGCGGGATGAGAATGGATTCAAGGAACTGATCCGGCACCGGGATGATGGTGTTGTCGGTGTAGTCCTGCGGTAGCAGCCGCTTGCTCCAGTAGGCGCTGCGCACGTTGATGACGTATTCCTGATCCGGGGCCGGCGACACCCGCAGCACGAGGAGCGGTTCGTTGCCCTGAGAATTGCCGAGAGTTTGTGTCCACCACGACCGGGGCATACCGACCTGTTGCGCCCACGGCCAACCCGGCACGTTGCAGCGGATCAGCTCGCGCGCCGTGAAGAAGCCGAGCGACGGATTGGCGAACGTCGGATTGCCCACGATGCGGTCGAACGGATACCGTTGGGAATACACCGCGTCGCCATAAAGCGTGCCATTGGCGGTGCCTGTAGGCCCCATGTAGGGGTTGAGCAGCCGGTCGGTGGCGATGACTTGGTTCCAGTTCGGGTCTCCGTCCAGCACCACCGAGCGCCCGATCTGCTCGTCCGTGAACACCGAGGACGAAAGCTCCGGGGAATTGTGCACCACCGAAAGGGTGATGGGCTGCGGACCGGGCAGGGAGAAACCCTCGGTCATCTGCTTGAAATACGAGGGCAGTGCGTCGTAGAGCTGCGTCAGCGCGGCGTTGGCGGCATCGGCCACGTCCTGCTGCTCCATGAAGGAGAGTTTCGTGTAGTCGCCGTTGCGGGAGCGGCGCGCAATGCGGGAGTAGAGCCAGACGACTTTCATGGGTTAGCCCTCGGTCCTCCGCGGCGGATAGGATTGATCCATGTTCGGGAAGCCGCCGCTGAACCCGAGGCGCTGCATGGCCACCGCTGCGTCGGCCTCCAGCTTCTCGGCGAGGTCGGGGCGGCTGAACTGGGAGGAGCGCATCACGAGCTTGCGCGCGATGGGCAGGAAGATGGACTCGGTGTAGTCCTGCGCCACGGGCAGTTCGGCGGTCGAGGATAGGTCGGCCACCGTGTAGGCCGGGGCGTCGTTGACCACCTCGATGACAATGGTGCCCGCCGAAACGGGCTTCGGGGCCAGGAACAGCTCGATGCTGCACACGTCGCCCGTGGAGCCCTCGCGCAGATACTTTACCCAGTAGGCCATCGGCTCGCCGTCACCGGGGCCGTAGTTGTCGCCGCCGATGAACATGCGGTCGAACTGGTCGTATTGGCCCTGCGATTCGAGGGCGAAAAGCGGCTTCTCGTCATCCAGCCGCACCGGCCCGAGCACGGACTGCACGTTTCGGCTGATCGCGTAGATGGAGGTGCCGGCATAGATGCCGACGGTGATTTCCTCGCGGGTGAAGTAGTCCTGACCCGCCGACTGGAGCAACTGCATGGCGCCGTTGATGGCCACCACCACGTCCTGAAGCACGAGCGCACTCGCCGTGGTCGCATCCTCGATGCCGAGTTTGCTCAGGAGGTCATTGCGGACCTGTATGATCTGAAGGGACAAGTGACGGGATGCGCCTGGGTCAGACCTCCATCATCTCCAGCTTGCGCCGCTCCTTGACCGGAACCTTGGGCACCGCCGGCTTGGGCGGCTCGGTCTTCGAGGCTGCGGGCGGCAAGTCCGCAGGCTCCTGCGGAGCCGGCTTTGCCTCCGGCTTGTCGGAGAACCCCACGACACGCACGCAGGGGTGCAGGTCTTGGTTTTTCTTGAACACCCCCTCCACGACCTCGTTGAACTCGCGTTCATCGAACTCGCGGTTGTCATGGACGTAGCACTTGTGCCCGGGGTTCCACAGGAACGAACGGCGCTTCATGCCGTTGACGGCAGGGTTTCCCCTGCACCAGATGATGAGCTTGGCTGACATAAGTTGAAGAAAAGGGGTGGCCGGACTTTCACCGGCACACCCCGTTTAGAACCGACCGGAGACGGCGGGTTACGAGGTGACGACCGGCAGGCCCAGCTCCGGGTAGGAGATGGCCGAGCGGAGTCGCACGTAGCCCGGATACTTGTTGTTCACGTTCTTGCGGAGCTTCTGCCCGAAGACCGTGGTGATGTATTTCCGGGTCTCGAACTGGCCGTCCACATCCCACTGGGTGCGCCAGTTGCGATACTTGCCGTAACCTCGGAGGGCGGCCATCGCGCCCATCATGATCGTGTCGCCGATGGGCACGCCCTTCGCGTTGCACAGCACGACGGTCGAGCCAATCGGGAAGTTTTCCGCGTGCTTGCCCGCCCATACGCCGGTATTCCACTGCACCTCACCGAGAGTGCTTTTCATCGCGCCGGCATTGTTGGGGCCGAGGCGGTTGAGGATGGTGATCTTGTTGCCGTTGTTGCCGGTGGTGTAGGAATACATGCCGATCTTGCCCGGCGTCGGGTTGCTGGCCGTCACGGGGCCGCGAGGCGCGATGACGAGCAGGTAGCGGACGACCGAGGTATCCGGCGTGTAGATGTCCTCCGGCGAGAACTCGAAGGCGTAGTTCGGGAAGAACCGGAAATACTGGATGCGGGTCTTCGCGGCGGCGGCGGCCGAGCCACCACCCGTGATGTCGAACGTGGTCGTGCCGGCGGTGATGGCCGTGCCGAGGTAAGCCTTGGCATTCCACCACGAACCGGACCATGCGTAACCGTCAGGGTCGATGGGGTTCAGTTCCTTGATGATGTGGCCGTCCACCTCCATGTAGCCGCCAGTGAACAGCGGGTTCTCGTCGTATTTCTCACGGGGACCGGCTTCACGCAGGATCTGCTTGTAGTCGTCGTCCTGCTTGAGCGAGAACAGCGACGGCGTGGTGCCGGCCACGATGTAGCGATAGACCGGGGTGCCGCGCACGGTGCCGACCTCGGCGGGACGGCCGCCAAGCGGCTTGAGGGCCTGACCCATCAGGAGGATGTCGTTGTAGGTCAGGCCATCGGCGGTGAGAAGATCATCCTCCGAATACTTGCCGCCGCTGTAGAGCAGGTTCTCGGCACCCCCCTGAAGGACGAACATCATGCCGATGCGCGCCGACTTCTCGCGGCCCATCCACTTGCCAAGTTCCTCGGCCTGGCCGTTGACGAGTTCACCCTGCATACCCATGAATTCATCGGTGCGCTTGGTGGCGGAGGTCGCGTTGCGCAGGTAGTCAGCCTGCAACTCGTTGGAGTTGATGACATCCTGCTCGAAATCATCCTCGTCGGTGAAGAGGGCGTCGCCGGATTTGCCGGGGCCGTAGTAGCCGGCGCGGCTCGTGACGCGGAACTTGAGGCCCTTATCGGCCTCGGTGTCGTTGATGACGAAGATGGGTGAGTTCTTGTTGCTGCCCTCAAATTGGGCGAAAAAGTCCTCAGTCTGCTCGAAGACATCGACGGTCTTCTGCCACAGAATGCGGACGGATTCAGGAGACATCGCGGCCAGTGCGGTCGCGGTGTTCGGAGTGCCGAGTTCCCAGGACATGGTGAAAAATGTGATTAAGCTGTCGGCAACCCGCCGACGTAGGGCGATCCGTCTCTGCTATCAGGTTGGGATACCGAGCTTCCGATGGATAGCCCGTATATCACCGATGCTTTTTGCACCCCTGATCTCATTGACAATCGCAGGTGGTTGGTTGGCTGGCGGCGGAGTTGTGCTGCTTCCCCCTGATGGGAGGACTCCCTTCTTCGGCGTTGGCGTCACGGCGGCGGGCTTGGCCGGTGGCGGCGTCTTGCTCTTGGGCGCAATGTTCATCTCGGCAGCAACCATCTGGGCGATTTTCAGCGGCTTGTTGGGCGAATAGTAGAGAGGGTCGTCGTTGGCCTTTAGGTCATCGTCGATTGCCTTCATCCGCTTGGCGGCTGCGCTCTTGGGGTCTGCTGCAAATGGGTAAAGCTCAACCGCTTTTGCTTCTGATTTTGCAAACTCGGCGTCATATCGTGCGGCCTCTTGCTGCTGTATGCGCTCGGCACTGCGCTCCAAATCGAAGCGGTGCTGCTGCAACTGCATCATTTCCACTTGGATAGCCGATGCTTCCTCAAAATTTACGTTGACCAGCGCATTCTTGTGGGCGGCGGCCAATTCGTTGAAGCGTCTATCGACATCCTCAACGGTTTTCGGGAGCTTGGCTTTCTTGTCGTCTTGCTTCGTATCGTCATTTGGCTTGGTGTTGATACCAAGCTGTTTGCGAGCCGCTTCCAACGACTGTTCAAGTGTCCAGTCGCGGTTACGCTTCTGGAAGGCCAGCGCCAGCTTACCTACCTCGTCCTGATCGTTGATGCGCAGATGGGTGCGCTTGCCTTGGATGGGGGTGACAGGGCCTTCGCCCATGTCGTCCTGATCCTCGGGTTGCGCCGCGCCTGCATCATCAGCGGTGGGTGCCCCATCGGTGCTGCGCTCGCCTTCGACCACCGGTTCCGCAGGAGTGTCCTCGGCTGCGGGGGTCGTGGTCTCGGGCGTCGCTTCCGTGGCCGGTGCCTCTCCAGCAGGAGTATCCTCGGCTGCGGGGGAGGCGGCTGATTGCGACGCGGCGGGTGGCGTCGTGGGTTGAGGCTTGAGCTGGAGTTGCGGGTCTGACCGCAACTGATCGACCAGTGCCCTGACATCCGCCGGGGTGCTGGCCTGCTTTACCTTGGTGCTGAACTCTTGCGGAGATGTCGAAGAACTGGCGGCCTGAGCCGCCGCTGGAGTTGGGTTCGGGGCAGTCGCCGCCGATGTTTCCGTTGCCATGTCTTCGCTTCTCAGTCTCCCCACGGGAGATGTCAAGCGGTATCCGCGAGTTGGATACATCTTGAAATTGCCGAGCGTTGGGTTCATTGCAGGAAGCATGGCCCTTCTGGATCGTGTCAATCGCGCACCGAAAGTGGAAGTCTTGCCCGACTTCCGTTTGCGCGTCACCGAGCGGCTGGATGTGCAGTATCAGCTCTACAAGAACGCAACCGATTTTATCGCTGGAGTGCTTCTGCCGTGGGCCACGCCCAATGAGTTTTATCCCAATTGCCGACTCATCCACCAGCCGAGCACCGGTCAGATAGAGAACGCCTACAAGAATCCCAATGATCCTCCGCCGTTTCTGCTGCGCGTCTATGAGGAGATACCCGAGAATGACCGCGTGATCGACGGACTCCCCGGCGTGAGCTACGATTCATTCGGTCGGAAAATCGTTGTCGTCAATTACATCCAGTTCAGTTCCGGCACGACGGTCTACACCGACACCGTGGGCATCACGCCGGCCCCGGCGCCGAATACAGATGCCATCCTCGACAGCATCGAGGAAACCAACGACGGCACGCTGCGGCGCACGAAGCTCACGTTCATCAACAACGGCACGCAGTCCGACACTGAGCGCCTGCTGTTCGGCGGCAAGCTGAAGATCCGCGAGATTTCCACCATCGGCACACCACCGGCCACGCCGTCCGGTTACACGCTGGTCACGGAAATCACGGACATGGTGGACGGCCACCCGCGCTACAAATATGGATTCGCCAACGCCTCGGGCACCGGCGGCACGGGCGGCGAGATCAGCCGCCAGTTCTACAACGCTGAAGGTGGCGCGGTGAACTTCAATTACTCTTCACCCAATGCCGGCGATGGCGCCACGCGCTGCGTCATCCAGTATCTCACCGCACTCTCGGTCACCACCAACCCGGTCACGCTGCCCGCGGGCTTCATCTGCGTCGGCGTCGAGCGCAAGACCGACGAAGGATACGCGCTGTGGGAGGTAACGGGCTACTTTGCAAAGGGCCTCGTGGTGGACGAGACCACCATCGCGCAGACCGGCGCACTCGTCATCTACCATCGCGTTGCTTTCGGGACCGCGCCCACCGCGCCTTCTGCCACCATCGGTGGAACCGTCACGCTGTTCGAGGACACCACAAAGAACGCCGATGGCTATGTCATCTACGAGCGGCGCTGGGCCGAGGCCAACGGGCAGGCCAGCATCGAGACACGCGGCGAGCCCGATGGCGCCATCATCGTGCAGATCACCACGCTAACAGTCACGGCGTCCACGCCCACGTCGCCAGGGGCCGGATACTACCTCATCGCGCTCCAGCAGACGCCAGACCGCGGCTATTCCAAGAACTCCGCCACCTACAAAAAGCCGCCGCCCACAAAGACTTTCAAGAAGAAGATCGGCTTCACCAAGCCCGGCAGCGCCGTGATCGGCGGCTCACCCGTCCAACTCGTCTATAACGAGCCGGTCACGATGAACCTGCTGGCCGACGTGGAGGTGAGTTACGACACGTCGCAAATAACAGACGTGCCGTTCACGGTTTCGGCCTACGCCACGCTCTACTATACCTACACCCCGACCGACACCGGCATCGCGGTCTCTGGCACCAAGGCGCTCGGCGGCTACCTCGCAGGTGCGTCCGGCACCTCAGGCACCAACTCCGTGTTCAACGGCATCCTCTGCGATACATGGAGCTATCAGCTTGGCAGTTCCACGCCGTCGTCATTCAGCACGGGAGACAAGGTGCTCGACGTGGACAATGATCCCTACCTTACCGCGATCGACGGAACCGTGGTCTATCGCCGCACCAAGGTCAGCTACAACTTCACCTGATGGAAAAGTGGCCCTTTACGCAGCAGGTCATCCCGACACCCGGCGGTCTTGGTCCGCCGCTTATCAATCCGATGCCGTCCATGCCGGCGGAGCAGTTTGGGCGCGGCATCGACCCGCCCGCTGGCGATTCACCTCCGGGTGGTGGCGGAGGAGGAACTGCTGGCGACTGGCCGATGAAGCTGGTCGCGGTGGATGACGAGAACGTGAAGGTGCTTCTGGCCACGGTGAACGGCATCACGCCGACCGACATAAACACGAGCATTGATGTGTCCGGCACAAACTCCACTTGGGCCATCTATCTGCACGCGACACTCGGGGCTGATGGCATCCCAACGGCGGTCGAGGTTCTATCGGACGACACGAACACGATTCCATCGGACGACGCTGACAACGCTTACCTGAAGATCGGGGAGGTGGATGTGGCGGCTGCCGTTATCACAGAGGTCCGCCCGAGTCTCGCGTGGTCCCAGACGTTTGTGGCCTGCGGTCGCGATCCCGCTGACCCGACCACCACTCCGGGCACGTTCTACTGGGTCGTGGCGTGAACATCTTCGACCCAGCCCTGTTCAGCATGACGGCATCATGCTTGCCGTGTTGCGCGGAGCCGGTTGCGGAGTGTGAGTGCGAAATGCCGCTTCCCTACGGATATTTCATCACTACCTTCGGGGATGTGTTCAGCAACTACGCAACCGCGGAAGCCGTGATAGGCGCGTGCACGGCCGACTGCTATCTGGCGTGGTATCCGCTTGGTTTCACGCTGTCCGACCTCACGGCCTCGTGCGACACCTCCACCCCGAATCAGGTTGTGGACCTTGTTACCGGCGTAGAGAACACAGTAAACGGCAAGACGCTCTGCCTGTATAACTGCATCGCCTGTGCGGCAGGAACGCTGGTCGTGGACTGGGACATTGCCATAGCCAACAGCGACGCACTGACCATAGACATCACCATTCGGGACTGCGCTGGAAACGTGGTGGATAATTACTACTCGGACACCGACCCATCTGGCAGCACGAATATAACCATCCCCGCCGCCGGAATCTACTTCGTTGAAATCACGAGTTCTTCGTCGGTCACAGTGGATGGCTCGTCGTTCTCCACCGAGATAACCGTGTCCAATGCCTCCGGCCTTGTGGCAAACCCTGTAGTAGCCCTATGGAATGACAGCGGCACGACGCGCAAGCTGTGGGCGTGCCCGAAGCTGCT